ACCAATCAGGCGATGAGGTCTGGCTGAGGTTGCCGCCTGCGACCGTGAACGAGACAGAGCGCACCGGCTTACTGCGGCTGACGAATGTGGCGCGCGTCAACTGGCTAATCGTGCCGTTGCGGCTGGAGGTATTCGAGACCTTTGGTGCGCTGAAGAGTTCCTGCGGCAGCGGACCAGTACGCGTGGTCTGCCCAGCCCCATCGCTCGTGGACCCAGCGCCCTGGACAGAGACCGTACCAACGGCTGCACCTGAGGTGATCGTGCCGCTCGTTGACGTCGTTACGGTGATCGTATTCGTCGCCACCGCCGTGATCGTCCAATAGCCGTTGAGGTCGGTGTAGCCAGTTGGACCGCTGCTCAAGAGGATGCGCGCCTTGCGACCCACTGCTCCAGCGGCGAAGCCGTGTGCGGTGGCTGTGATCGTCGCGCTGGTACCAGTGCGCGCTACGTTGGTGACATTCTGCCTGAAGTACTTACCATCATACGTGCGGTAATACGGATCATTCGTCGGACTGGACCCATAGGCGAGGTTGGAGTCATAGGCTGCAAGGTCAGAGTCAGCCTGGATAAAGATGCCCTTGACGATGCGTGAGTGATCAAGGTTGACACTGAGGTCGCGCACCAGCAGACGCGTCACCGTCGATGCACTGCCAGTCTGCACGCTCGCAGGATCGGTGACGATCTCTGCCGGTGCGCTTGCATAGGTTGGCGAGGCAGTCACCACGCCATAGTTCAGCCGCCCATCCCCATCAATCCAGTATCGGTACTTGACTTCGGCAAGGCCAGCAGCAGCCTCTACCACCTGATCGAGTGCGCTCTGAAGGGTTGAGGCCTTGAAGACTTGCTTGCCGATCTTCTGCGCAGTGCCGGTATAGATGCCGCGCGTGGTGCCGCTAATGATCGCGGTGTTGAGCAGTTGGCGCGTGGTCGAGTCAGACTGCTGCTGCCAGATCTTCTTGAGCAGTAGGTCGATGATCGCCTGATCGGTCGTGGCAGTCGTATCATCTGGCGTTCCAGTTCCTAGCGTGAACGAGTCGACGTAAGACTTGTAGGTCACTGACTTTGTGCCATCTACCTTGGTGATCGAATAGACGCCGTTACGAACCAGCGTCTTCTGCAGCCACCCAGTCGCTTGCGATACCGAGACTTTGGCAGTGGTGCCGAGACCATTGGATAACATCGAGGCATCGATGCCACTGACGTAACCAAGGAAGAGTGGCGTGGTCGCGCTGTATCGGCTATCGAAAAACTGGACGCGCGCGTTATCAACAACGCCACCTGAACGCCACCATGGCGTTGTGCCGCTTGGCGTCTTTGGCTCTCTGATGACGAAACTCATCGTTCCGCCAGTGCCGTCGGCACTCATTGAGATAGTGAGCGTACTAAGATCAACGTATGGCGTGGTCGTAGCCGTCGGTGCTGGCATCGCGAGAAGATCGCCACCGGTTCCAGCGCCTGTGACGCCTGCGACGATGAGCGTAAACGGATTCGCCATTATTCGCGAGGGCCGTAGCCAAGGCGCTTGAGCGCATCCAAGATGATCGTGTCAATCTTATCGGTGCCGATACTGACGTTGATGACGGTTGGTGCACCACCTGTGCCGCCAGCAGGATGGAACGAACCTGCGCCGATTGGAATGATATTACCATTAGCATCAACTGTATATGTTGGCGCAGGGAGTGGTTGTCCCAATAATTCCATTGTGAAGCGAAGCACTGCATTCATAATTTGCAGGTTCTGTGTCAGTCCATCAATTTGCTTATTGATCTCGCTGAAGCCACCGAAGATGTTTGACTCACTACCTAATCCAGCAAAGAAACCACCAAGGTCAATACCTAAGATGTCGAGTGTCTTTCCAAATTCGTCAAGCATTGGATTAACATGGAGAGTAATTTCTTTATTCAGTGCGCTTCCAAAATTCTCAAAGAATCCAATAGCGTTCGGTAATACAGTTGTGCTGAAAAAATCGAGAGCAGAATTTGCAGCAGGAAGAAGCGCATATCCGAACTTTTCTAGTGCTTCATTGATCTTCACCTGTGCACTGAGGAATTTACCGCCGGTAGTATTCGCAACCTCGTCGGCGATGCCGTTGTATTTCTTAGATGCAGCGCTGAGAATGTCCTGAATGGTTACAGCCTGCTTATTGAGTTTGATGGTCTTAACAGTAATTGTATGACCGAGCGCATCTTTCTTAGTCTTATAAATCGTCTGCTTAACCGTCTTGGTTGTTTCAATTCCAAGCGCCTTTAGACCCTTGGTATTCCCTTGTGCCGCCTTGCCAAGGATTTCCATGACAGATGCAAGATCCTGGCCAGTAGCAGCAGAGATCTGAGCTGCCACCGCGTTAGCCTTAAGGATCGTTTCCTGATCCTTAAAGAATCGAGAACCGACTTCGATACCGGCTCGCACCTGATCATCAGTAATGCCATACGCAGCCATTGCAACGGTTTGCTCTTGAATCTTCGCGGCAAGATCCTTGGTCAGGAATCCTCGTACCTTGAGCGCAGCGTTCAGTTTTGCATTAGACATCTCATCTTCTGCTGCTGATTTGACCGCATCAAAGGCCAACTTGGTAAATACACCTGCGGCAGCAGTTGCTAAACCGAAACCAATCTTTAACGCCTTGAGGCTATCGTTGACCTTATTGATGTTGCCGGACGCAGCGTCGCGAGCGCTGATCGTTGCATTGACTGCGACATTAGCCATGATCTACCTCGCGTTCTTAATGCCCATGATGGTCCGCTTCATGAGTGCGCCGTCGATACTATCTTTAGTGACATGAACATTCTTTGGGCGAGTACCCTTTGATACTGATCCAAAGACTGACTCCAGATAGTCAGCATCTTTCCAGTGCCGAGCCCACGGCTCAGCCTGCCAGCGTGTAGCAGTCTGATTCTTATAAGAGGCTTCCAGTCCGAGCACCTGCTCGCGCTTCGCAGTGTCGGTCAGGAGCAGCACGATCGTTGCGGCCATCGCATCCTGTGCCACGCTAATCTTAGCGGCTACGGTGTTCATGACGAAGTTATCGCCACGAGTTCCAGGATGTAGGAATCCAGGCGTTGGACCGAAGATTGAATGACCTGCGCCCATACGATCGAGCCGAGCGTTGATCGCAGCTCCAGCCTTCTGGCCTCCAGTCAACTTAGGAATACGGTGTGGCTTAGTTCCCTTAACGACCAGCCAGCCGTAGTAGGCGCCCCTACGTCCACCAACTGGACCGACTACTGCTCCTGGCTTTGTGATGCGTGACTTACGGCCGCGGACTGCCTTAGCGAGATTCTTGGAGTCGGTTGGAGCTGCGGCTCGTACATGAGGGGCGAGCGCACGCGCAGCGTTCACGGTAGCGAATTGCTCAAGTTTGCGAATGCCCTTCCAGCCGAGCGTCTCCAGGAGTACCTTCTGCAGCGCGTCAGTCTGTCGACGTACGTCACCCTGAATCTGTACCTCGAGTCCGTTGACTGCCACTTACTTACCTTTCGGCTGCATCTCGACGTGAAGTTCCCATGCAGAGATTACCTGTTCTATCGGTAGGCTCGCCACATCATCTGGCCACATCCCATATTTCTCACCAAGGATTGCGAACATGATTTCTGGAGGCGGTACGATCGATTGTCCGATCGCGAGTCGTCGAGCAGCGAGCCTTACTTGGGGTCCAGGGAGTTCCCCTTCGCCCACTCACCCATGAGCGCAGTTAGCGCATCCACCGGTGCATCAAGGATGTCGGTGATCTCTTCGCCATTGATGCCCTTGAAGTTGTGTGCAACAACAAGTGCGGCAAAGGCTGGGAAGACCCTACTCGTCTCAGAAGACTGAAGTTCGAGCAGGATGCGTGCGGAGACGCCTGCCCTTATGTCAGCCTTCCAACCTGCGTAGTCACCATCTAGAACGATCGTGCGAACGTCGGCCATATTGTCCCTCCTACTAGCGCCCTAGGCGCTCTACTTTATGGTGCTGTCGCCAGCGGCGAATCAATGATGACCTCGATGCTCTTGCCGGAGGTCGTGTCATATGCCAGTCGGCACGTGACTTCATTGACTACCACACCATCCTGATCTGCCGAGAGCGGAACGATATTCTCAATCGTCCACGATCCCAAGATATAGAGGCCGTATGAATCAGCCGTCGTACCAATCAGGCGCAAGAACTTCTGCGTACCAATCGCGGTGATTGGGAACGTCGAGGTCGCCGATGAGTTGCTTGCTACCGTAAAAGTGAGCGTTGCATCAAGCGAACCGGTCAACGCTGCCGTGGCAGCGGTCAGGCTGGCATCCAGTGCTGTAACCATTCCGACGCCAGTCGTGATCGAGAGGCTGAAGTTGTAGATGCTTGAATAGTCGGTTGGCGTCGGTGTGCTTCCCTTTGCAGGGAAGGTCGACGTCGTCGTCAACTTCATCAAGCGTCCTGGCAGGAATTGATTGGTTGGGATCGCAGTTGGGAATGAGAGTGCTGAGGTCGCAGCGACGGTCGCTGCGAAGGTTGCACCGGCTTGGACTAAGCCGCTTGCATCCGCAGAGATCGTGATTTCAGTTGGCACCGCATCACGGATTAGGTACTTCTGCACGCCATCCGTTACCAGGAATGACTCGAAGAGGAGCGTGTCAACGTCTCCCTGAGTTGGTGACCATGACCACGTATATGGTCCAGCGCCAGAAGTCGTAGCACCGATCGCGTCAAAGATGATTGGCAAGGTGCGAAGCGAAGCAGGAGCCTCGGCAATCGTCAGCATTGGCTGCTTCGCAGTGATGATCGGCTGGCTTGCCTGAATTGCGGTGCGCTTGCCGACAGAGATATTCTCGCCAAGGTCAACCGTAATGCCGAGATCCAATGATCCGATGGTGTCATTGAAGAGGATCTCACCGAGCGCAGTTCCGATTGAAGCTGCAGTACCAAAGTTTGCCTGTGACGCAACAGCGATTCGCGTCAGAGCCTTTGCGCCATAGGTTGCCATCTAAGTACTCCTTGCTCTACGCGGTGAACGCCACGGTGTCATAGACCGTGACTTCCGCAGTTGCCTGAACCGTCAGATAGTCCTGATCGGCATATGTGTCTGTGGCGAGTGTAGTGCCAGTAACAGCGACCTGTACCGCGTTTCCACTAATCGTCACCGCTCCATCGAAGGCCGTACGTAGCCATGCACGCCACGTGTAGAGGTCTCGATACTTCTCATCCATGCGTGGGATTGGCAAGAGGTAGATGACGCAGTTGACAGTCAGTACCGTGGTGCGGTTGCCATTGCCAACGGTGATCTGATCGCCGCCTGGGAAGAGCACCGCAGCCGGTGTGGTTGGCAGACCCTCAGGTGGTGTTGCGTAGACCTGACGCAATGTGTATCCGCTTGGTGGTGTAGCCGCCACTAGACGCGCTGCAATGGCGTCCAGGATGGTGAGGTCAGTCATCGAGCTAGGCCTTCACGGCGACGATATGGCTCGAGGATCAGTGCGGCTTCTGGATGCAAAGCACGGCTCATGCGCAGGATACCGCCGAGGTCTACCGAACCGATGATTCCGAATGCCGCTGTCCTCGATGACCAGACAGCATTTGCCTGGATGATTGCGGCTTGGGTCACAGCGCTTGGCACACTAGGAAAGCCAAACACCCCAACCACCTTCACGCCAAGGAACACACCCTTAGGGAAGTTCTTGGTCCACTTCGCCGAGCGGCTGATGCCGGTGTACGCCCATCCATCCAGCGCATAGTTCTTTGGCGTGAGCTGGAAGTCGGTGCCAGCAGTCCACGTCGTGGAATAGGTGCCGTCGGCGAGATCGTCAGTGGTCAGCGTTGTGACGCTCACGAGATCATCGGTGAGGCAGTAGTCGTAGTCTTCAGCCGTGTAGTAGCGCGTCTCGCTCGCTGTGCCGAAGCCAGTCTTGCGGTCGCAATACAAATCAATGAGGGTATCGGTCGCATCGAGCACGGCTTGAATCGCGGTGTCATCCGTGGAGTCAGTCACCCCTACAGCCGCTTTCCATTGTGCCAATGTTGCGTAACTCATTTATGCGCCTCCTGACTGGATGGTTGACAAGTCTACCGAGCCGGTCTTTACCACGGCGTACATCTTGATTCCCTCTGGTAGCCAGAGCGTGACGGTACTGCTCGGATGAACCTCAAAGCCATTGACATCGTCCACGGTCGCGCCGCCAACATAGACCTTAGTTGCAGATTCGCAATGAATGGTAATCCACGAAGCGCCGATCATTCCAGTCGCAATGAGGACAGGGGTCGTTCCAACTGCGGTGGTCTTGGAGATCATCTGTGCGGCCATTAGGCTTCAGGCTCCACGATTTCCGCCACGTCAGCAGCCTCAACAGGCACGCTGGCTGTCTTGATACCTTTTTCCACTTTTGCGCGCTCTACGTGGCGCGTTGGTGTCTCTGCGTCGACATCTGCGACGACTTCAGCCAAACCAAAGCCGATGAGGCTCTCCGCTTCTGCCTGGGGCAGATCAACGTAAGCCCCTGACGGATATTCACCACGTCGCTTGCAAAGTCGAACGAGCATCTGTTTCTCCTATCTCGCGGTTCAGGGGAGCCGCCGAAGCGGCTCCCCTTCCCCACTAACTAACTTGCGTTAGTTGATTACGCGTTCTTGAGGAACTTGACAGCCGAAGACTGTGCAAGGCCAGTCGCGCCACGGACCTGAACCTTGTACGAAACAAGGCCGAGGTTCCACGCGAACTCGCGCGAAGCCTCAACAGTCACGCCGCCAACGAGAGCCGTCTTGATCTGTCCAAGGTCACCGAACAGCACAGCCTTAGCACCGGTCGCAGGGACCGCAATGCCAGGAGCCGTGTAGACAGGCTTGCCAAGGAGACGATCAACGCCACCCTGTCCGCCTGGCTGGAACAAAGGCAGCGACGATGAAGTCGTGCCAAGGATCTGGCCGAGAGCCGTGTCGCTCATGAGCCAGCCGCTCTTCGCGGCATTTCGGTACTGCTGCTTGACCGAGTACTGAAGGGCAACAAGTTCGCCGTATGTGTATACGACGGTGCCTGCGGCCGTTCCACCGGTACCAGCAGCGGTTACAACAGCGGTGCTCGCGGCAGCGCCGTGGGCAATCGCCATCTCCTGACCAGCGGCCTCGCTGATCATCGCGGCAACGTCAAACGCTGCATCGTTGATCAACTCATCCGAGACCTGGACCAGTACTGCGTACTTCACTGGGGTAAGGCTCAGGGCCGAACCAGTGAAGTCATCTTCGGTAATCGTGCCGGCTTCAGCGACTGAACCAGCCGTCGTGCCGAGCGCGGTTACCGTTGGGAACTTGATGTTGTTGCCAGTGGCAACGTTCATCACATCCACAACCGCTGGGTTGATGTATGGGTTGATCTGCCCAGCGATGACGTTTACGCGGTTGTAAACGCTGACTGGGTTTCCGAGACCGGTGCCGGTCGTGATGTCACGATACTCGAACGTATCAACACCACCAACGAGACCGATCGAGCGAAGGCGGTCATTGTCCGAAGCGGCCTTAGGAGCCGTTGGAGCAACAACAGCAGCGAACTCGGCGCGAGCCTCGTCAGCAGCCTTGCGAGCCTCGTCAGAAGCCTTCTCGGCGCGGAGAGCCTCGGCAATAACGCCAGCCTCTGCAACGAGCTTCTCGAAGCGTGCCTTGTCTTCACCCTCTAGGGCGATTCCCTTGTCGGCTGCGTCCACGGCGATGCCGCGAGCCTCAACCAACAGATGCGCTCGCTTGTCAGCAAGCTTTGCGATGTCAGACATTGTCTGCATCCTTTCTCCGCGCATACGCGGACTAACTACTTATGCGCTCCTCGGTGGGATACCAGGTCTGCGGACTCGCCGACTCAGGGCGGTGGGGCAGTGGCTCGTGACCTAGAGTGCGTCACCTTCTGCCGACTCAATCGCGAGCAGCGCTGAAGCGATTGACGGATCAATCCCTACAGGCTTTGGCGCGAGTTTCGATCGGACAGCATCAATGACAGCCACTTCCTCGGTGGACAGTTCACGTCCAGCCTTGACTGTTTCTAGCGTGGCGAGCAGCGCCTCTGCATCTACGCCGATTTTTGGCGCAGTGACCTGGCGGATCGCCGTGAGTCCAAGGGTCGCAGGGTAGGCAGGAGTCTGACCACCGGCGGCAAGGATGCTCACCTCGAAGAGATTGGCTTCCTTGATCGTGCGGTTGTTGCCATCCCAGGCATCCTGAACCTTCTGAAAGCCGAACGACATCCCAGCGGCGGCGCTCTCATGCGTCAGCATCGAGATGACCTTCGCGGCGTCTGGATCGGCTGGGTCGAGTTTCGCCTCGACGCGAAGGCCAGTTGCATCCTCAGTCAACTGCAGGCGACCACTCGCCGTCGTGGCAAGGGCACGCGTCTCATCATGACCAAAGAGAAAGGCGATGATCTTCTGACCTGCGGATGCGCGTGCTAGTGAACGCTTAAATGCGTTGGGCGCAATGCGCTCCTCGAATGGCAAGCCGGCAGATGGGCTGTTCCAAATCGAAGCGTAGCCAGTGAACGTGCGCTGACCATCAGCATCCGCTGCGGAAAGACGGTACTCGCCCATTGGTACGGTGCGTGTTTCTTTCTCTTTCACGTCAACAATCTCCCTATCTTCAGCTGCGATAAGAGCGTCTGCCCACGAGAGTACGCGATCAGTTGCATCTGGATTCGCTGTTTCCACACCCCAGAGATAACCGGCGACTGCACCTGGACCAGGGAAGTCTGCGTTATTGCGATCGCTATTCTGCGGCACGCCTTCCCAGTCGCCGCGATGACGGCGAATCCAGGCAGCCATGCGGATGACCTTATCGGTATCGACTCGCCCTGCCGCGAGACCGCGTGCGTCGGCAACGGTCTCAGGTTGAAGGCCATCGCCTGCTAGTCCCTGATCGTAGAACTCCAGACCCTTGCGAGCGGCATCCTGAATATATTGCGGCACGTCATAGACGGCACGCCCTTCGCTCATTGCTGGATCTTCGGATGCTGCGAGTGGCACCTCGGTCAGGGGCACACCGATTTCTTCCGCTTCAATGACCCACAACTTGCAGATACCGTTTGGATCAATCGGACCGGCGACGATAGCGCAGCGTCCTTCGGCCTCCGAGCCAGGCTGGTAGAAACGGCAGTGACCACAGACCAGACCATCCTGCTTGAATGGATTCAGGTCACCAGGCGCATAGTGCGCGCCATTGGGTCCTGATCCTTGGTCGAATGGGCCGTACTTGTTCGCGATACCAATGTACTCTTCGACCATCGCCTCTTGACGATCCGTTAGTTGGCGAGCAGCATTGTTCTCACTAGGCATATAGTCAGCCATTGCCGCCTGTGGCGTTTCAGCCTGCAGTCCGAGTGACTCAGCCATTGCGCGTACGTCAGGATCATTGTCAATCACTTCGTCAATCTGATCTAAGCCATACTGCTTGATCAGTAATCCGTACTTGTATTTCTTGAACTCAAGACCGACGTTTGGTCCAGGCGTTGTGCTGAAGTCATTGAGATGCACCTGCGCGTGTGGCACGTTGTTCGCGTTGAGCCAATCGCGCGTCTCAGCCAATCGACTAATCGGACGAGCAGAGACGATGATGATCTCTTTACCATCAGCGGCCTCTGACTTGAGATATTCAATGAAGTCTGTTCGTGGCGTATTGCCAGTCGTCGTCAGCGTTCCATCAATGTCAACGATCAGGTAGCTCACGCGTTCGGTTCCTTGCCGACGGTGCCGATATTGAGCGGCTTCCAGAACTCATTTCCACCAACAGGAAGTGGTGCTCGGTCTTCCAATGCGCGAATCTCATCGAGGCTTAGGAAGCCATTGGTAAGCGCGACTGCATACGCGTCGTAGCGCTCCTTGGTCGTAGGTCGTAGCAGGCCGTCAATGTTGAACTTGACAAAGGTCGTGTTGCCAACGATGAGCCGCTGGAGGCCTGCCTCGATGCGAGCGATGAGTGGCCCAAGTCCGAGTCGCAGCCATTCGATGCTGATCACCTCGACGCTGCTGTATGACGTATTGCCACCTGGGTACTGGAGCAGGTGCAGCGGCACGCCATAGATTCGAGCGATTGACTCTACGCCCCAATGCATCGTCTCTACGAGTTGTAGGTCAGAGATCTTGGCGCTCATCTGCTGAAAATCTGCACCACCAGTCAGCACCGCAACCTTGTGCATTCGCTCGACGCCCTCATGTCGGCGACTGAACGATGCGCGTAGCGAATCGGCAACATCTTGTGTCAACTCGCCTGGTACCTTGATGACGGCACTTGGGGCAGCGCCATTCTCGTAGAACTTGGCGGCGTACAACTGCGTAGCAGACGCGAGTCCGAGCGTTGTTCGATGGTGCTCGACTGGAGACATTCCACGCGCAGTACCGGCGGTAGCGAAGAGCGGAATGTGAATCATCTGATCGGCGCCTACACTGAAGGCACCATCGTTTGTCGTCACGGTATAGATCGGCGCTCCGACCTCATCAGAGCGAATCTCCACCTTCTGTGGATCGAGCACTCGCGTCTCAACGACGTCGCCAAGTCGATCAGTCAGAAAGAGAATAAAGGCGTTGCCGTCGAGTAGAAGGCTGGAGACGATCGCGTGTCGCATCTGGAATCCGGTGTAATTAGGATTCGCAGGGATTGGTTTATCTAGCCAGAGTGGTCGAGTGACTGGACGGCGTGTGCCAGCGTCGCGGATGTACGCGCCGACTGGGAGGCTCGCAACAGTGTCGGCGTACAACTTGACAGCCGCATAGAGCGCACCAATTGATGTCGCATTCTGTTGATTGAGTTGCACTCCAGCCGAAGAGTCTGCAGGCTTATCGGTGAACCATTGTGCGCCAGAGACGGCGCGCTGCTCAGAGAGCAGGCGGCGAAGGATGCTCACTTACGATCTCCTAGCGTATAGCCGAGCGCAGCAATGGCTACGCCTGTGGCGATGAATGCGACTGGGACTGAGAATAGCGCGAGACCTGCGATCACAAGTACGGCGCCCACAACCTCGAAAATATTGCTCATCATAGATTCAGCCACTCCACTTTCGCTATCTGCTTTGGTTCAACCTTGAGGAACTTTACACCCTGATAGGCGACTACGGCGGATACAGCCGCGTCAATGCGATCAGGTGAGGCCTTGTACGCCTTGGTCAATACCTGCCCATAGCGCGTCAGGCGCGTATGAACGTTCGAGATATGTCGAGCGAGCAGCGGATTCCCATCGTGGCGCAGCCCTTCGCCAGTCGCTACGGCCGTGAAGAATCGGTCCACGGCTGGACCCATTCGCTCAATCGTGGCGGTAGGGAATACCGCTACGCGCTTGCCGTACCGGCGCGTCCACTCCTCAATCTCGGAAGCCCACCCTGGAGGGTCGCAGAAGAGCGTGGCGTTGTAGGTGGTCATCACCTGCTCGACTACTGCGTCAACCTCGGTGCGCGGCACGGTCCAGTCAGGGTCTCGGTTGGTGTCGGACTTCTCCCACGCTTTGATGAGGAAGATGTAGCCGTCCATCGTGCAGCCGGTCAGCACTGTCGCGTCACGAGCGTAGGAGCCGTCAAACCCAACGCTGATCTGCTCGCCTGGTACCAGTACGCGCTCTGCATCTTTGAGTCGCGCCCACGATTCTGCACCAATCCAGCGGTCTGGCGGTTGCACGAAGCGGTTCAGGTGGTAGCGCTGCCACTCGTGCATCGGCACTTCGTTGGCTCGTGCCAACAGTCTGTCAAGGTCCACGAAGGCAGGCGCGCTAGGGTTCGCCTGCTCCAGTGCAGCCCTACGGCCAGTGTCGGTCTCTATGTCGTGGCTATCCGCAGCAGCCCACCACTCGACTAGAAACCCAGGGTCAGAGACTTCGCCGGAGGCGATGCGCTTGGCGTAGGTCAGCATCCGTCCTAGCAGCGTGTTCTCGTCGGAGCCTGCCGTTGAGATGTTCAGTTCAAGCGCCTCTGCTCGCTTGGCGAGCGAGTTGGACAGCACGAGATGCACGCGCTCTTTGTTGCCAGTCCACTCGTGCAGCTCGTCAGCGATAAAGCAGGTAGGTCGCCCACCGTCATTCGTACCGGCTGCGGCGGCTACTCGATACATCCGACCAGGGCGATCCTTGATCAGGATCTCGGTGTCGTAGACCTGAAAGTGCGCGGCGAGTGGACCTTGCGTGAGCATAATCCGAGCGGTGCCAAAGAGCAGGTCAGCCTGCTCAAATGACGCAGCAGCGATAGGGATGTTCGGCGAGCGCGGAGCCTTTGGTCCTGCCAGTTCAGCCAAGGCAATAGCCGCGAGCAGCTCGGTCTTGCCGTTGCCCTTCGGCGTACCGAGCAGAGCGCGCTTGACGGTGCGCTTGTTGGTCGTGGGGTCGTACTCGTAGATGCGCCAGATGTAGGCACGCTGCCACGGCTCTAGCCTGAACGGCTCGCCAAACTTGTCGCCCTCACCGTGAACGAGATTAGTCTCAATCCACCGGCAGACCAAGCCGCCCCAAGAGGGTGGCGGTGGACTACTGATCGGCGACGAGTAGAGCGGCCTCTTCTGCGGTGTCTTCAGCGGTGTCGGCTTCGATGTAGCGTGGGTCTGCTTCGCTGTTGGCTTCCGCAATGGTGGCGTTGGTGATCCTTGCATTCAGTTCCTCCAGGCTGCGAGCGGCTTCCCCATAGACGATGCCCAGTTGCAGCCCTGCCTTAGGGTGCAGACCAAAGCGATCCTCAAGCTGGCGGATCTCGGCATCAACTGCCGTGCGCTGACGATACATCGGATTCAGGATCTTCTGCCCTTGCGAGCCTACCGTCATCGGCTCTTCACGTAGGTAGTTATCCATTCGCTCGCGCTCCTCGTACATTGAGAAGAGTCGCTCAAGTGCAGGGTACTGCGCTGGCTGAACGATCTGTGCGAAGGGCGAAGCCCAGAAGACCTCCCACGATTTGATCCAGCGCTCGGTCAAATGAGCCGGTGGCGTAGGGATTGAGCGTGGATCAACCTCGATTTTGGGCAGCACGCCAAGGTCTTTGGTCGCTCGATTCTGCCGTTTCTCGGCTGGCTTTTTAGCGCTCATAAAAAACTCCCAAGCCTACGCAGGCCCCACACCGTACAAGAGATTGACGAACTCGTCGCTGGGTACTGTAGCACGCACGTTTTCTAGGATTTTGACCGCCCTCCCCTAAGGTCGCGGTCACGCTTAGCCCATCCCTTTCCCTTGAACACCACAGCACTCGGTGTGACTTGGAGAATCATCCAGGGTCCACACTCGCAGCGTGGTACGACTGGCTCGAATCCAGACTGAAGTCGCTCTTCGATGCGGCCGCATGTTGGACACTTGAACTCATACAGCGGCATGGGGTACCCAATCTGCGCCAGCCCAGTGCGGCTTGCCAGCCTTACGGTCTGAGGTGCGTCGGCAGTAGCTGCACTCACCGCAGGTCGGAGAGTCTGGCACGATGTCACGCTTGCACTGATTGCAGTACAGCACGCGAGCGCAGGCTCGACGCTTGCCTAGTCCACGGATGTCGCCAGGCTTGCAGAGGTGTTCGATCACCGCTTCGCTCGACGTTGTGCGCGGTTGGCGATCTCTGCCTGTCCGACTCCTAGTCGGATCTTGCCTGACTGGATGGACTGGAACAGTGGCTCCCACTTTTCTGCGTAGACCTTATCTGCGTCGTATTCGTCCATCGTCGCCGCCAGCGCGGTGCGGTTGATCTTGCCGCGCTTGGTGTCTGCATAGTTAGCCAGCAGGGCAAAGTAGATCGCGTCCACATTAGGGATCTTGCTGAACGCCTCGTGGAAGTCTTCCCAGTGCAACTGACCCTTGACGATGTGACCGTGGTCACGCACTAGCTCTGGCTGCGCGGTGTGGTCAGTGACGATGACTGGTGTGCCTACGGCCTGAGCCTCAATGACAGGGAGACCAAAGCCCTCGGAGCGTGAGGCTAGAAGCAGAACGCTCGCAGAGCGCATTAGGCTTGCCACCATCTCTGCCGGTACGCCAGCGCGCATCTGAATGGAGTTCACCCAGCGGATGCGATCCTCTGGGGCGCCTAGTGCCTTGAGTAGTGGGATGAGGTTGATGCCGTCCATATGACCCCACTTGTCAGTGTGCAGGTATAGGTAGGCATCCTCGTGCGTCTGCGCTAAGCGTACCCAGGCGGTGAGCATCTCAGGGAACGACTTGCGCTTCCCCTTGTTCATCGCGGTGATGATCGTCAGGTGCGCGGTCTCTGGCACGCGAAGCAGGTTGCGCACTGGCTGCACATCCGCATTCCAGATTGAGCGGTCAATGGCGTGAGGGATGTAGGTAAGGCGGTCTCGTGGTACGCCAGCCTCTAGCAGCAGCTGCTCGCCATTCTTACTCATTGCGACGATGTACTTGTTGCCACCCTTGATGCACCACTCAGCCACGCGCCGTGGCACAGGCGAGTGATCCACCGGCACCCAGCAGACGAGCGGCAACTCGTGCCAGCCATCGGCTACGCCAGTCCAGACATCGAACAGGGTCAGCCCAAAGCCACCGTCACGAACAGCGAGGGCGATGTTCTCTGGTCCTGAGTCGTTGGCGTATTTGAGCAAGCCCTCTGCGTAGATCTTGATGCCGTTCCACTCCATATTCACAGGAGCGCCGTAGTTTGCAGCCACGCTGAAGTCGTGACCTACCGCGAGTGCGCGTATTCCGAGCTGCGCGATCTGCGTGCCGTAGCCGGTCGATGCCATTGGCGTGTTAGAGACTGCGACGATCTTTGCCATTGAGTCCTCCTACTTGTGCTTGGTCACCTTGCCGTGACAGGTCCTGCATAGCGTCCTCAGCATATAGGTCGGCACGATCAACGCGCCACCCTCAGCCAGTGGAACGAGATGGTCAGCGGTGAGTGGGTTGCTTGGGTTGTTATCCCTCTGGCCGCACAGCTCACAGAAGGGAACCTCCTTGCGCTTCTGGA